CACCCGCCGCATGCGTAAAAGTGTTCTCTTTAGCTGGGTTAACTTCAAATTTATCTAAATTATCACCGACGGCATCTGAAAGCTGCCAATCAATAATACGATAAAGACCCTCACGTCCAGCGACTGACATAATAGTCATATCATCCTCTGGCCCTAACCCAACTGTGGTCCCATCAACAGATAGCTCTTGTTTTGGATCAAAAGTTATCTTCTGGATTGTAACATCCTGAGAGGTCACACAGATGTTGTGGTAGGGCAAATTCATCATCGGATTATGAGGAGCTAAGTTCACCGGTGTTGAAAACCCAAAAAGACTAGCTATCGAAGAGACAGCGCGCGCTCCAATCTCGGTAGCCTTCGCAAATTTTCCTATCACCGGAATATTACTCAACCTCCCGGCGATTCGTGCAACTGTACTGGCGGGTTTGGAGATAATACCTTCGCCGTACTCATCTGGTCCAGCCTGGGCCTCAAAGGATGTCGGCATGACTAACTTAACGTCATCTTCGAACCAAGCGTAAACGGTAACTACCGGCATCTGAGCTGGTGGGGTCGAACCAACTGTCCCAAAAGGAGCTAACTCCACTGATTGGAATATTCCAAGTGGTGGGTGCGTCACATTAATCCGAGGGCTGGGTTGGATTGACCAGGCTCCAATATCGTTTAGATCGAACCAATCGAAATACCACACAAAGGGCAGGCTCATCTCGCAGGTGCAAGAAGTGCTCGGATCAATCACAACGTGGGGCAATTGGGACCCGCTCCAGGGATTAGCGCTATCCAATCTTGGCATTGCGTACGTCGTCGTAGCAACTGGACTTGGGTAAGTTCGATGAAATGGCTCATAACATATCATCTCTCTACCAAAGTAAAAGGGATTTCCAGTTGTAACGAAACGGACTCTTAATGTACCTCGAAGTAACTTAAAATTACGAATCTTTGGCGCTACTGAAGCGTGCTTAAGGAACGCCATCCAGGGATCGAAACCATCTTGGTAATCCGTCCCATCCAGCCGAAAACCCGGTGTACCTATCGTATGAACTCCGAGTCGAAGTGGACGCTTCAGGAAATCTCCAAGATGAACATCTTCTGTCGAAGACTGGAGAATATCCTCCTGCGTACCTTGCAGGTAAC